TATTGGATTTCAACTCCAAGACTTGCATTAGTAATGAATGGAGTTGCATACAATGCTGAAAGAGCTTATGGAGTAAACGAATGGAGAGAATGGTTCGGAGAAACTGTCGCTAAAGAAGGATCAAATATTGATGATATATTTAGAGACTATGCTCCAGCACCATACGATATCAATTACACTCTTTACATTATGACAGACTCAATGGATTATTATGCTCAGATATTGGAGAACATTCTTCCGTATTTCAATCCAGCATTGTTCCTTAGAGTCAAGGAATTCTCTTTCTTGAATATTGAGAGAGACCTTAGAGTCACAATGCCAGGTGTTACATCCGAATTTGTTTCACCAGAGATGTCGGATGATGATAGAAGACTTGTGAATGGTACAATGGATTTGACAGTAGAGGCATGGCAGTACAGACCATTTGAAAGATCAGCTCTTATCAAGGTTATCAAGAGTCAATACTTTGTTGTGGACTCTTCATCACCAGCAGTGTCGGCTCTTTCTGCACAAGAGATGACTTCTGCATATGGTGGATTGATTATTTCGGCAGATACTTATACAACATCTGGAGTTGAATTCACTTCAGCGGGCGACCTACCAACAAGTGCAATACCTGCAAGTGGAACATATACATTTAGTGGAACGTATGAGGATGATAAGAAAGACTTTGCATACTTTACAAGCGCACAAGGATGGACTTAAAAAGGAGATAGGAAATGAAAGACAAACATAAATTTTTGGTTGAAGCTTCTGCTAGATATCTTATGGAATATGAAGATGAAAAAGAAATTCTTCAAGATGCTAAAGATATGGTACAAGAAATTCTTGATAACTATTATCAAAATATCAGAGAAGATGAACCACAACTTGCCAAGAATATTGTTTCTCTCTTCGCAAGAATGATTGAGTTCAGAAATATTAACAATGGTCGAAGATTTTTCGATGAAGAAATTGTCAACGTCATTCCAGATGATAATGCTGAAGTTCTCAAACAGCTTGGTAGTTTGGCCAATTGGGTACAGAGACAGGCAACACATCTTGACCCAGATTGGTATGTCTAATGAGCTTTGTTCAATATCTTAGAGAAGGTCTTGAATGGTCTGGTAAGAGAGTCAACTATGAAACCAGATACAATGATGATATGGACGAAACATTATGGGACAAAGATACAGGAAAGTTGTTATTTAAGACAAAGGACTTTCCTTGGCCTAAAGAACCAGGACATGGATATCTTAGACCAGTTGGTGGTCTCTATTGGAACCACGACGACATCCCATTTATAGTTAATCATTACCACGATGGGAGCATTGTCGATATGTGGTATGCGACGAAAAAAGATGTCGAAGAATATGCCTAAACAAAGGAGTTGATATGGAAGGATTTGAAGGATTGACCAGTGGGTTTGATGTAGAAGAATTCGACGAAAAGATTGAAGAAATACAAAAGGATGTAAGCCTAATTGAAACAAAGAAGAATGAACTAGTTGCAAAAGCGCAGAATCCTGTAGTGTTTCAAGATCAAGAGTTCATTCAGACCGAGTTAAGAACATTGATAATGTCAGCAAGGACAGTGTTCCATAAGGTTGAACAAGACATTAAGATCGGCGCAGACAACAGAAAAATTGAAGTCTATGCTAAGCTTCTTGAATCAATCGGAAAACAATATACGTCTTTGATTGAATTGAACAAGAGCATCTTTGATGCGCAGGTTCAAATGGGACAAGTAGACCTTGAAAACCTTGGTGACAATAAGATATCTCTCAGTTCAGAGCAACTTTTAGATATGATAAATAAAGCTAAGGAAGGAAGTGAGATGAATCGTATAGAAGCGGACTTCTCAGTTGAGGATGAAAACATCCCAGACCAAAGACACGAGGATGATAAGTAATAATGTTTCAAGGTAATGATAATTTAAGAAAGAAGGGAGAGAAGATAGATTACTCCCAAGATATGATTAATGAAATAATCAAGTGTAGTCAAGATATTATCTATTTTGCTGAGACTTATTTCTATATCATTCATCCAGACCGTGGTAAAGAGAAGATTACTCTTTACGATTGGCAGAAGAAAATTCTTAAGGCTTATGTAGAAACTCCAGAAGGTAAAAAGCATTGTGTAGTTAAGATCGCAAGACAGTCTGGAAAGACGACTGTTTCTACTATCTTCCTACTATGGTATGCTTTATTCAACAAAGATAAGACAATCGCTATTGTTGCTCACAAGCAAGATGCCGCTATTGATATTTTAAAGAGAATTAAGATGTCAATTGGTATGCTTCCACTATTTTTACAACAAGGTCTTGAGGATGATGGGTGGAATAAAAAGAGTGTGAACTTTGAGAACGGATCAAGAATTATAGCATCTGCCACATCTCCTGAAGCCCTTACCTCTCTTATGGTTAACTTGTTGTTTCTTGATGAGTTTGCTAAGGTTCCTTCACATGTTGCTGAAGAGTTTATTACATCAACTTACCCTGTTATTTCTAGTGGTAAATCGTGTAAGATTATTATGATATCTACGCCTAAAGGACTTAATCATTTCTACGAGTTCTGGGCAAAGGCAGTCAGAAAAGAAAAGCAAAATAACTTCTATCCAATCCGTGTTGGTTGGTGGGAAGTTCCCGGGCGTGATGAAGAGTGGAAAGAAGAAATGATTGCTGATATTGGGCCGATCAGATTTGCCCAAGAGTTCAGTTGTAAGTTCCTTGGAAGTCAATCAACACTTATTGATTCTGATGTTCTTGAAAGGATAGCATTCAAAGACCCTATTGCTATGAAATGGAACGGGTTACTTCAGATTTACCAGCAACCTATTAAGGGAGCTGAGTATGTTCTTGGAGTTGACACCGCAAAGGGAACTGGTAGAGACTATTCCGTTATTCAGGTTCTATGGATTAAAAATGAGTACGATCTTGAACAAGTTGCAGTATATAGAAACAATACGGTTAGACCGCACGATTTTTCACAGATTTCTGTTTCTATTGCAAAGTATTATAACAATGCTCATATGATGGTTGAAAACAATGATATAGGCCAGACTGTAGCTGACTCTGTATGGCACGAGTATGAATATGAGGAATTGATTAATGCTGATCCAAAGGGATTGGGTATCCGTAGCACAAAGAAGACAAAGTTGAAAGCAAATATGTTAATTAAGGAATATCTTGAAAAGGATAGATTGTTAATTCGTGATGAGAGAACTCTTTATGAATTAAGTAGATATGAGGAAGTGAGACCAAATGTATTCGCGGCCGGAAGACATGAACACGATGACTGTGTAACTTCATTACTTTGGGCATTGTACTTCATTATAACGGAAGATTTTGAGGGAAAAAGTTGGGATTCAAAGTCAATTGAAGACGACTATGATGTTCAATATGGTAATTGGGAAAATGATGAAATTCCATTAGATGAAGGCTTAGAAGATCAAGGTAATGCAAAATTTGTACCATCAGTCGTTTTGGATGATGATATTTGGTAAATAAAGTATAAATACAACTGAAGATATTATATAAATACTTTGGAGGACTTAAAATGCAGCATTATAAAGAATATTTAAAAGAACTAGAACAAAGAATGATTCAAGAATGGGACGGCCCCAGTCTTTTAAAAATTTCTCAACGCCAAGCAGAAAGACAACCAACTCTTACAAATTCTGAAAATAGAATTAAAGAACGCCTTAGCGAATTAAGTAAAGAAAAATTAGAAAAAATAATTGGGGATATTTTATTTGAATACGGATTAAATGTTAAAGGCCAAATAGATTATAGACAAAATCAAGACCCTGATTTGACAGTTTTAATATCAAAACTTTTAGATAATACTGGTTTAAAAAAATATATCAAAATTTAAGAAAGAGGTATTAATGGCAACATTTAGAAACGCAAGAAAATCTGGTAAAATTCCAGAACAGAAAATAGTAAAGGCTGATAATTTGAAGATAGAGCCAGTAGTTGAAATAGAAGAACAGCCAGTAGTAAAAGAAACCAAAAAATTTAGTAGAAAGAATTCTACTCAAGATAATCAATTATTGGGAGGTAACTAATGGCTAGAGTATACAAAGCTCCTGGTGTATATAGACAAGAGATTGATCTTTCCGAAATTTTAGTAGCAACTGGAATTTCAAACGGTGGTATCGTCGTTAAGGCAAAGAAAGGTCCTGTCAATAGACCAGTTCTTATTACAAATGATAAGGAATATACTGAAACTTTCGGTAGACCAATTTTCACATCAGGAAGTAGTAGCGCTTCTGAAGTAGGGAAGCTTATTCCAGAATATGGATATGGAGCATATGCGGCTCTTGAATTCTTGAAAGAATCAAGTACTCTTTATGTTGTCAGGTCTTTCGATGAAGATAATGATGCATATTCAAACGTTGAAGTTGAAGTATCATCACTTACAGCACTTGATTTTGATGTTGCATCTACCGGTATTGTTGGAAATGCTTATAAAAAAGGAGATAGACTAGACCAAGCAGATTACATTAGTATTCTTGATGAATACGCTCAAACGAGTGGTGGTACTAATTTTATCATTGGTGCTCTTGGACCTGGTTTGGATGGTAATGATGTCGCTGTAACAATCACACCTTTTAGTCTTTCGGCTGATTGGAGATTTGCATATGATGAATACCCAACATCTGCTGAAGCCGCTTCTGCTGTTTCTGGATTATCCACTACAGAACTTCAGACATGGTATCCTATTGCAAGTAAAGTTTCTAAGATTAATGTTTATACTAAAGCATCTGGACAGACATGGGATAGCCTTTACAGAAACAATGACGATAGAAATGATGGAAAACTTTTCATTTCTCCAGTAGAAACATTTTATGGTTCTCTTAGTCAGAACTTAAAAGATGGAAATGGAAATAACCTTTTCATTGAATCTGTCGTGAACGGTAACTCTGGTTACATTTATGTTAAGAAGGGAGCATCTTTAACATCAGAATGGGCAATCGCTGGATCTGATGATTCCGATTTACTTCCAACTGATTTTACATCCGCTGGTGAAGAATATGTCAAGTTTGTTTCAACTGCCACTTCAGGTGATGCAAATAATAGATTGATGGTTCTTAGTGGTGGAGACAGTCAACAGAGTACTGGTTTGAATGATATTACTGGATGGAATATTTTTGAAGATAGAGAAAACGTAAGTGTCGGTATTCTTATCGGAACTTCTTACAACACTACTTACAAGCAGGAAATTGCAAGAATAGCTTCAGTAAGACAGGATTGTATTGCTGTTGGTCAAACAGGACAACTTAGTGATGATACTGTTACTCAACTTCTTACTGCTGAACAATATGGATATAGAACACCATCTTACATGGCTCTATATGCAGGATACTCAAAGGTCTTCGATAACTATAATGACAAGTTTGTTTACTTGCCTAATGCATGTCTTGGTGCCGCTCTATTCGCAAGAGTAGACAATATCGCAAATCCTTGGGATGCTCCAGCAGGTATCAATCGTGCGGTTCTTTCAGTTCTTGACCAGAGAAAGATTTTCTCTGATACAGAAATTGGAAACCTTTATGACAGAAACATTAACTGTGCTAAGTTCATCAGAGGCACAGGACATACAATGTGGGGTCAGAAGACTGCTCAGATGAAGGCATCCGCTCTTGACAGAATCAATGTTAGAAGAAACCTTCTTTTCATTGAGAACAATATTGAGATTGCATTGCTTCCATTTGTCTTTGAGAATAATACGGCGAAAACAAGATTGAGAGTTTGGAGTTTGGTAGACGAATTCTTGGCAGGTGTTCAAGCTGGTGGTGGGTTAACGGCTTATCAGGTTGTTGTGGATGAAACCAACAATACTCCTGCTGTCATTGACTCTAACAGATTAAACGTTGACATTTATGTACAACCATCCAGAGCAATCGAATTCATTCAGTTGACAACAGTTATTACAAGAACTGGCGTTAGCTTAGAAGAAGTTCGAATTGCAACGGCTTAATAATATAGGAGGATAGAAAATGCCTAACCTTACAATAGAAGGAAGAGCTAAAACTCTACCAGACATCCAGAGAAACTTTATGTGGGAAATATTTATTCCCGCTATTGCTGATGTTACTGGTGGTGTTATGGGAGATGTAGAGGATTTAGTAATCCGTGCGAGAACGGCTACAATTCCTTCTCGTGGTAACGAACCAATCCCAAGTGAATTTATTGGTATGAAGCAGTTCTTTCCAGGTAAGCCAACTTTTGGTAATACCTTCGAATGTACTGTTGAAGAATCTGATTCTCAGATTGTACACCAAGCTTTTACAAATTGGCAGAACTTAATCTTTAGTGTTTCTCCTGGATCGGCTCGTGGTGGACAATCACAGAGACCTCTTAAGAGAGATGTTGCTAAAGATGTATTTTTGCTTATGTACAAATACAATGGTGATGAATTGGAAAAGAAAGTTCGTTTCTATAACTGTTTCGTTCAGAATGTTGGTGATGTTTCACTTGCATATTCCGGTAATGAAGCCGTCGCCTATTCAGTGGGTTTTCAATTCGATTTCTGGGAACTTGTTTAAGTAATCTTCAAAAGATAATACTCTTCAATTTTTATAAATAAGTGTGGGACGCAATGTCCCACACTGATTTGATTTTTACTAAATTTCGGCAGGGGTATCAACATGCCAATCGGACTAAACGGTATAGAACTGCTTAGGTATTTCAGACAACCTGAAACAGCCTATGGAAAATCTATACAAAGGGATTTCCAGTTTTGGGGATTCTTTTTGTA